ATGCTGCAGCAACTGCCAATATGACGGATACTTACTATACAATAAATAGTGCCACACCTATCGTATCTGGAATTACTACATTAACACTTGATGAAAACCTAATCAATACAGTGGGTGTTGGATCTACAGTATTTTTCTTCCAACAAAGTAAGATTATTGCAAGTTCCCACACTTTTGAATATATTGGATCTGGAAATGATATCACTACAGCTACTCCAAAAAGAGGCGGTGTTACAATTCAAGCAAATGAAGTTTTGACTGAGAATGGTGGTAGAGTAATCTACACCAGCACTGATCAAGCAGGAAACTTCAGGATTGGCGATGACTTACAAATTAATCAAAACACTGGTACAATTAGTGGTAGAGCATTCTCAAAGAGTCTGTTCTCTGAGGTAACACCTTTCATCCTAGCACTTAGTTAAATGGCACAATTAGCACTTAATAGATTTCAAACAGTTACTCTAGATATCACTGATAGTGATTCTACACCATACACTGCACCAACAGGTTATACTGCAATCGTGTTGTATGCTCACATTACAAATGTGACGACTAGTGCTGCTACTTTTACAATGTCTCACGTTAGAAGTTCTACCACAACTGAGATTGTAAAAGACGTAACAGTTCCCCCAAATGATGCATATATTCCCCTAGACGGAAAGTTAGTTCTTGAGACTAGTGATTCGATAAAAATTGTAGCGAGTGCCAATAGCAGTTTAAAACTAATTCTTAGTGTTTTGGAGACTGCATCCTAATGCCACATTTAATTAGTCAAAAGAATTTTCAAAACATTACCATATCGAGTCTAACTACAACTTCATCTTCTCAAGTTGTCATGGATGTATTTGATATACATCAATTCCGTTCAGTAAAATATCAACTTCAAGTGACCAGTGGGAGTAGTTACCATACTGTAGAGTTTATTATTGTACACAATGGATCCTCAACTTTCAATACTGAATATGCAATTATAAAGAGTGGAGATTCTCTGGCATCTTTTGATAGTGACATCTCTAGTGGAAATGTGAGACTCTTAGTTACACCGTCATCAACCAACTCCACAACATTTAAGTCGATCAGGACATCCATCAACACTTGATGTGAATAAATAAAAGAAACTCTTTATTTGCGATGATTAACGAAGAGGGACTTAGGGATTGGTTTGGTAAATCTAAATCAAAAGATGGTAAACCAGGTTGGGTCCAATCTGATGGTTCCCCTTGTGCTAATGAACCCGGTGAAAAGGGAACACCTAAGTGTTACTCCTCGGCTAAGAAAGCCAGTATGTCGAAGAAAGAACTTCGATCGGCTGACACAAGAAAGTCAAGACAAGATCCCGGACAACAAAGTAAGTCTGGAGCAGCCAAACCAACCTATGTTTCTACTGATAAACCTAAGAAGAAAATGAAAGAAGAAACCATCCTCGAAAAAGATATGCTTGACAAGCAAGGTAATGACAAGTTTGATCGACACAAACGTATGATTCGCCATAAACAAGATAAGCATGGTCGTGCTTCTGTGATGGATAAAATTAAAACTGGTAAAGATTATAAAGAAGAAACCTTTAACGAAGCAGAAGACAAAAAGACTAAAGGTAGTGGAACTAAAGACGCCTGTTATAGTAAGGTCAAGTCTCGTTATTCTGTATGGCCTTCGGCTTATGCGTCTGGCGCATTGGTCAAATGTCGTAAGAAGGGTGCAGCCAACTGGGGTAACTCAACCAAGAAAGAGGAAATGGAAGGTTTCTATGACCTCCCAGAACTGACAGAAACTCAAATTGCAGCTATGAAATACGCTGGATATGAAGTTGAGATTATTGACGAAGCCTGTTGGAAGGGATATGAGAAGAAAGGTATGAAGACTATGTTTGGTAAGAGATATCCAAACTGTGTCAAGAAAGAAGAAGTTGAAGTAGTTGATGAGAAAACTAGAGTCCTTGAGAGACTGACTAACTCACCTTCAGTCGAAGAGGAGACCATTGATGAGGCAGTGAGAGTTAACGAGAACGGTAACGTCTATCTCGTTAGCTTCACCTGGAGAGCCAAGTTTATGATGATGAAGATGTTCTTCCCAGAGGTTAGAAAACCAACGAGACAGGAAGTTTCTGCTGCTCTAGAAAAAGTCTATCCTGGATGTATGGTTCAGAGATTTGACCTGGCTCCAAGACAACCTGGCGAATCATTAATAATGATTGGACGCCAGGGTGGTGATACAGCCAAACCTGGTCCTGACAAGAACTATGTCAAACCAATGGGTGAAGGTTATGCTCCTGGTGATGTAGATCAGAAGGTTGATGCTCTGACAAACATTGACATCCCTAAGAAAGAAAGAGATTCAGCTAGAGATAGACTTCTCGCTAAGGCTAAGGCAAAACGTGAGAAGATGAAGAAAGAAGGATTTGAAATGGAGGAGGGTGCAGCCTGGACAAAAAAGTCTGGTAAGAACTCTTCAGGTGGTTTGAATGAGAAGGGTCGTAAGTCTTATGAAAGAGATAATCCAGGATCTGATCTGAAAGCTCCTTCCAAGAAACCTGGAAATAAGAGAAGAGCTTCATTCTGTGCAAGAATGAAAGGTATGAAGAAGAAACTGACTTCTGCTAAGACAGCAAACGATCCAGATTCAAGAATCAATAAGTCACTGAGAGCTTGGAATTGTTGAGGTAATTTATGAGTAATGATGTTTATTTGGGTAATCCCCTTCTAAAGAAGGCTAATACCCCCATTGAGTTTACACAAGAACAGATTGAGGAGTATATCAAATGTAAGGATGACCCTGTGTATTTTGCACAGAATTATGTCCAGATTGTGACCCTGGACCATGGTCTTCAACCATTTAAGACTTATGATTTTCAAGAGAAGTTAATCAATAATTTCCACAATCACAGATTTAATATCTGTAAGATGCCACGACAGACGGGTAAGTCCACGACATGTGTGTCTTACCTTCTTCACTATGCTATCTTCAACGATAGTGTAAACATCGGTATTCTGGCTAACAAAGCTACAACTGCGAGAGAACTCTTAGCAAGGTTAGCAACTGCATACGAGAACTTACCTAAATGGATGCAACAGGGTATCCTGGTATGGAACAAAGGAAACATTGAGTTAGAAAATGGCAGTAAGATATTGGCAGCTTCTACATCTGCGAGTGCTGTCCGAGGTATGTCGTTTAATATCCTCTTTCTCGACGAATTCGCTTTCGTTCCAAACCATATTGCAGACGCGTTCTTTGCATCTGTTTATCCTACTATTACTTCTGGTAAAAGCACAAAAGTCATCATAGTCTCTACCCCACATGGTATGAATCACTTCTACCGTATGTGGACTGATTCCGAGAAGAAAAGAAACGAATATGTACCAACTGATGTTCATTGGTCAGAAGTCCCCGGTAGAGATGCCGTTTGGAAAGAACAGACCATTGCTAATACATCAGAACAACAATTTAAGATTGAGTTTGAGTGTGAATTCCTTGGTTCTGTTGATACACTAGTTGCACCTAGTAAGTTGAAATCTTTAGTATTTGACAAACCAATCAAATCAAATGCAGGATTAGATATTCATGTTGCACCACAAAAGGAACACGATTACGCCATGGCTGTTGACGTTGCACGGGGTGTTGGTAACGACTACTCTGCTTTTGTTGTTGTTGACATAACCACCTTTCCCCATAAGGTTGTAGCGAAGTATAGAGACAATACTATCAAACCGATGTTGTTTCCAAGTATCATCTATGATATAGCCAAGAGTTATAATGAAGCCTTTGTTTTATGTGAGGTAAATGATGTTGGTGATCAGGTAGCAAGTATCTTACAATACGACCTTGAATATCAGAACCTGTTAATGTGTTCTATGAGAGGTCGTGCTGGTCAGATTGTAGGACAAGGTTTCTCTGGGCAGAAGACACAATTGGGTGTTAAGATGTCTAAGACTGTCAAAAAGATTGGGTCACTTAATCTTAAGACAATGATTGAAGAGGACAAACTCATCTTCAATGACTATGAGATTATTTCAGAACTCACTACCTTCATCTCAAAACACAATTCATTTGAGGCAGAAGAGGGATGTAATGATGACCTGGCTATGTGTCTTGTCATCTATGCCTGGTTGGTAGCTCAAGATTACTTTAAGGAACTTACAGATCAAGATGTTAGAAAACGATTATACGAAGAACAAAAGAATCAAATCGAGCAAGATATGGCACCCTTCGGTTTCATTAATGATGGACTTGATGATACTAGTTTTGTGGATGAAGACGGAGACAGGTGGTTTACCGATGAATACGGAGACAAGGGAGGAGGAATGGACTACATGTGGAACTATTTGAGTTAATGGATTTAGATGGACAATTCAAACTAGGTCATTTACTCCTCTCCGATAGGAGGTGTAGATTCTGTGGAGAAGTAAAAAATTTAGTTGATGATTTTTATAGAACAAGGAAAGATAAAGGATCTGTAGCTTCATCTTACTCATATATCTGTAAAAATTGTACAGTAAAAAAAGTTATAGAAGATCGAAAGAAAAGGAATCCCATGCATGGTTGGGAATACCCAGATTGGTAGTTACTTTCTGTTTTCGTCCTGTTTTACCCCCTGAAAATACCAATAAACCTAAATATTTTTTAGTTAAACATGAGTAATTTAAGGAGAGAAAAATGGCTACTCCTCAATTATCTCCAGGCATTCTTGTCAGAGAGATTGACTTAACAGTGGGAAGAGTTGACAATGTTGTCAACAATATCGGTGCTATCGCTGGCCCCTTCCAACTCGGCCCCGTAGACGAACCAATTGAGGTTAGCAATCAAGCTGAACTTCTGGAAGTATTTGGGTCACCACTGTCCACCGATAGACAGTATGAGTACTGGATGTCAGGTGCATCATTCCTCTCATATGGTGGAATTCTGAAGGTAGTAAGAACGGATAGTGCAAACCTCAACAATGCCAATGCTGGTGTTGGTGTTGGAACAAATGCTAGTCTAAAGATTAAAAGTTTTGATGACTACGAAGAAAGTTATTCTACAGCTACCAACTTTACCTGGGCTGCTAAGAACCCTGGTAAATGGGCTGATGGACTGAAAGTATGTGTTATCGACAACCAGGCTGACCAAAGACTGGGTCTTACCACAACAGGAATCGGTCCTACAGACAACCTCAAAGTTATTGTTGGTACAGCTGTGACGGCTGCTGTTAGTGGTTTCATCGCTGGAGCTGGTTCAACTTCAAGTTTCACTGGATATATTGAAGGTATTGTCACTGGTATCAATACTGTTCTTGGAACTTCACAATCTATCGATGTTAAAGTTCTGAACAGAGTTTCTTCAGCTGGAACGGTAACCGCTATTGATTACCAAAAAGGAAATGGAATTGCATCATTCGACGCCTCCGACACTCTCTTCTTTAAGAACTCAGCAGGTATATCGACTGGATATAGCATTTCTCCAGATACAGCAGTTGACTGGTATGATCAACAACAACTCTCATTAAACACTCCAATCTACTGGAATACAATCGCTGGTAAACCAGTTGATTCCAACTATTCAGATACAAGAAGTGGTGGAAATGACGCAATCCACATTGTAGTTGTTGATGATAATGGATCCGTAAGTGGAGTTCAAGGAAACATCCTTGAGAAGCACACCTTCCTTTCTAAGGCTAAGGATGCTACCAGAGACGGTGAAGCTCCCACTAAGACATACTATAAAGACTATATCGCTCTCAATTCTGATAACATCTTTGCTGGATATAGTCCATCAAATGCGGCTGATGTTTTCTGGGGTACATCACCATCCGCTGGTGGATTCAGTTCAGGCACCACTCCCTACACCACTGGTGAGGGACAATGGGGACAGAACGCACAGAGTGTTGTATTCTCAGCTATTGGTAATAAGTCTTATTCACTTTCTGGTGGTATGGATTATGGAACTAGTGGTGTAGGTTTTGCAGCTACCCTAGATGGTCTTCAAACCTCATACAATATATTCTCTAATGAAGCAGAAGAAGAAATTGACTTCCTGATAATGGGTCCTGGTTTGGACAGTAGATTAAAGTCACAAGCTAAAGCAAATCAGTTGATTTCAATCGCTGAACAAAGAAAGGATTGTATCGCTGTCATTTCCCCACATAGAGATGATATTGTTGGTGTGTCTGATTCCACAGTTGTTGATAATCTTCTACAATATTATTCTCCTTTGACTTCTTCTTCTTACGCGGTATTCGATACTGGTTGGAAGTATGTCTATGACCGTTTCAATAATACTTTCGTTTACGTTCCTTGTAACGCTGACGTTGCTGGAACAATGGTCAGAACTGAAATTGAATCTTTCTCTTGGTTCTCACCCGCGGGAGCTCAAAGAGGTGGAATTAACGACGCTATCAAACTGGCTTACAATCCAAGTAAGGCACATAGAGATAAACTCTATGGGGCGAGAATTAACCCAATCATCAATAAGAGAGGAGCTGGTATTATTCTCTTCGGTGACAAGACAGCTCTGTCATACAACTCCGCATTTGATCGAATCAATGTAAGGAGATTGTTCTTGACAGTAGAACAATCTGTTGAATCTGTCGCTGATGCTCAACTGTTTGAGATCAATGATGAGACTACAAGAGCTAACTTTGTAAACGCTGTTGAACCTTTCCTTCGCGATATTCAAGCTAAGAGAGGACTTTTTGACTTCGTTGTAAAGTGTGATACATCAAATAACACTCCTGATATCATTGACAACAATGAATTCAGAGCTGACATTTTCCTCAAACCAACCAAATCTGTCAACTATGTCACTTTGACATTCGTAGCAACCAGAACGGGTGTTGCGTTTGAAGAAGTTGTTGGTAATGTTTGATATATTGTTTATTTAAATAAAAACGGAGGAAACACAAAATGGCTACCAAGACATTATCACAATTTAAGTCATCACTGGCGGGCGGAGGTGCCCGCCCCAATCTGTTTGAGGTTTCTATTCCCTCATTCCCAGGAGCTGTAGACGCTAACACCTGGACATCAGATTATCAGAACACCTTCAAGTTCCTGTGTAAGGCAGCTCAGTTACCCGCTTCAACTGTGGCTCCTGTCAGTGTTCCTTTCAGAGGTAGAATTCTGAAAGTTGCTGGTGACAGAACCTTCGCAGAATGGACAGTTACTGTCATCAACGATGAGGACTTCGTACTCAGAACCGCTTTCGAGAAGTGGGGAGACAAGATTTCCAACCTGTTCGACGCGACTGGTGTTACCAACCCAACTTCCTACATGACCAATGCTTTCGTTAAGCAACTTGGTCGTGGTAAGGAAGCTTTCTCAACCAAGAATGATGGCAATGTAACTTCAGTTCTGAGAACCTACAAGTTCTATGACATCTGGCCTTCTGATATCTCAGCTATCGAACTGAGCTATGACAACACCGATACAGTTGAAGAATTTACTGTAACCTTCCAGGTTCAGTACTTCACCGTTGGTGAGACGGATGCCTCAGCTGATGGTCAATTTGATCAGACAGTTGAAGAAGAATCTGCATCTACTCTCTAATACTGATATAATCAAGATATAAATACTAGGAGTCAACTCCTAGTATATACTTGAAATGGCGAGATTATTTGGTTTCTCAATTGAAGATGGCGAAAAGACCCCGCCTGGTGTAGTGTCTCCAATTCCACCGTCTAACAACGATGGTTCGGAACACTACCTCACGTCGGGGTTTTATGGTTCGTATGTAGATATTGAAGGAGTATATAAAAACGAGAACGATCTCATTCGTAGATATCGTTCAATGGCACTCTATCCTGAGTGTGACAGTGCGATCGAAGATATTGTAAATGAAGCTATTGTTTCTGATACTAATGATAGTCCTGTAAACATTGACCTTCAGAACTTAAATGCCAGTGATGGCATCAAAAAAACTATAAGAGAAGAGTTTTCATATATTCTCGAACTTCTTGATTTTGACAAGAAGGCTCATGAAATCTTCCGTAACTGGTATATCGATGGAAGACTTTACTATAATAAAGTTATTGATCAAAAGAATCCAGAAGCTGGTATTCAAGAACTGAGATACATTGATGCGGCGAAGATGAAATATATTCGTCAGATCAAGAAGAATCCAAAAGATGCTCTCAATAATCTTGAAAGAATTGCTGGTGGTGGCAAAGATAATCCGCAAAATTACAATTTTCCAGAGTTAGAAGAGTATTTCGTCTATACCCCTGGTAATTCAAAAACAGGTGCTATTGCAAGCTCATTCACTGGTGGTAGTAATAAAGGAGTCAAGATGACTCGTGATTCTGTTACTTACTGCACTTCTGGTCTTGTAGATAGGAACAAGGGATCAACACTTTCTTGGCTACACAAGTCAATCAAACCACTCAATCAATTGATGATGATTGAGGATGCTTTGGTCATCTATAGACTTTCTAGAGCACCAGAAAGAAGAATCTTCTACATTGATGTGGGTAATCTACCCAAGGTAAAGGCAGAACAATATCTCAGAGATGTGATGATGCGTTATAGAAATAAGTTAGTCTATGACTCTAACACTGGTGAGATCAGAGATGACAAAAAACATATGTCTATGATGGAGGATTTCTGGTTACCTAGAAGAGAAGGAGGTAGAGGAACTGAAATCACTACACTTCCTGGTGGTCAAAACCTTGGTGAAATTACTGACATTCAGTATTTCCAGAAAAAACTGTATCGTTCATTGAATGTTCCAGAGACAAGACTTCAGGGAGATAGTGGTTTCTCACTTGGTAGGTCATCTGAAATCCTGAGAGACGAAATTAAGTTCTCCAAGTTTGTTGGAAGAATGAGAAAGAGATTCTCCTCTATGTTTAATGATATTCTGAAGACTCAACTTATTCTTAAGAATATTGTTACTCCTGAAGATTGGGAGTATATGAATGACCACATCCAGTATGACTTCTTGTACGATAATCACTTTGCTGAACTCAAGGAAGCTGAACTTCGTGAAAGTAGAATCAATCAAGCAACTTTGGTTGAACCACTCATTGGTAAGTACTACTCTCAGGATTATGTCAGGAGAAATGTTCTCAGACAGACTGATATTGAAATCAAGGAACAAGATGAACTGATCAAACAGGAAATCAAGGATGGTAAGATTCCTGATCCTGCCGAAGTTCAGGCTATGGAAATGGGTCAAATGGGTGGAGCTCCAAATGCAATTCAATCTCCCCCAGTTCCAGCAGAACCAGAACCTGATGAAACTCCTAAAGGTGGTGAGATCTAAATAACTAAAACATTATTAATACCATGGAAGAATTAATGGATTTGTTGGTGAAGGACGAGTCTCCTTCTCAGGTCAGTGACGCTATCAAAGATTTGTTGTTTGCAAAAACAGCATCGAAGATCGAAGATATCAGACCAAAAGTAGCAACATCTATTTTTGATAATGATGTTGATCTGGACGAACCTCAAGGTGAGGCAGAACTCGACACTGATGTCGATCTTGGTGCTGAGTAAATATAAATAAAACCATACACTAGGGATTAACAATGGCTAGAACATTAATTATTGGTAATGAGATTGCGGTCCCTACTGCGTTTGGGGCTGCTACTTCATTAGCACAAGCTACAGTGCTAAGAGTAGTTAATGTTTCTGGAGCTGCAGCCACTGTTGGTGTTTCAACAATGGTAGGTGCAGCTACAACAAGTTTTATCACCATTCCCTCAGGAACAGTTGAATATATTGAGAAAAAACCAAATGATGTTGTATATGGAACTGGCACATCCAGAGCCGCTAAAGTAGGTTACACAGGTTAAATCAATGAAACTCATTAGAGAAGAAATCGAAACAGTTGATTTTATCGTTGAAGAACGCAACGGTAAGAAAAACATGTTTATTGAGGGTATTTTCCTTCAAGGAAACCTCAAAAACAGAAATGGTCGTATGTATCCAATGGAAACTCTGAGAAGAGAAGTCCAGAGATACACAGAAAACCACGTCAATTCTGGGAGGGCTCTTGGAGAACTCGGACATCCAGATGGCCCGACTGTTAATTTGGACCGCGTCAGTCACAAGATTGTTTCACTCAAAGAGAATGGAACAAACTTCATCGGTAAAGCTAAAATCTTATCTACTCCTATGGGTAAGATTGCAGAGTCCCTCATTAGTGAAGGCGTTAAGTTGGGTGTTTCTAGTAGAGGAATCGGTTCACTCAAACAAACGAGAGAAGGCGTGAATGTTGTTGGTGATGACTTTATGTTGTCAACTGCAGCTGACATCGTAGCTGACCCTTCAGCACCAGATGCTTTCGTTGAAGGTATCATGGAAGGTAAAGATTGGATTTGGGAAGGTGGAATCCTCCGTGAATCATTAGCTAAAAAAACCTACAAACAAATCAACACTTTGGTAACCCAGGGTGAACTTGATGAGAAAAAACTCGATGTATTCAATAATTTCTTGAATAACCTGTGAGTGCTTAAAAATACTAATTTATAAATAAATATAGATTAAAATAGGTTAATCGGAGTAGTTCAACAATGTCTCGTGGAGATTTACAAGAAATGGAGCAATCTAAAACTGCTGTGAACGCGAACGCTAAGTCTGCTGAGTCAATGCCTAAATTGACTGACCCAGGCACACAGCTCGGTAGTGTAGAAGATCTCGGTGGTCCAACCCCTGAGAACTACAAACCTGATGATGATTCGGCTAAGCTCAGAGAGCCCAAGATCGCAACCGTCAAGGATGTAGTTAACAGAGGCGCCAAAGCCGCAGATTCAATGAAGAAAATGGCTAAAGAAGAAACTGACACTTCCGAAGAGGAAGTGGTAGCTGAGGCCGAGACTACCGAAGAGGAAGTCGTTTCTGAAGAAGAAACCACTCAAGAAGAGTATAACGTCGAAGAAGACGTTAACGCTCTCCTCGGTGGTGAAGAACTCTCCGAAGAATTCAGAGAAAAGGCTAAGGTCATCTTTGAAGCCGCACTTAATTCTAAAACAAAAGAAATTCAGGAAGCTCTCGAAGTACAATACTCCGAGAAACTTGCTGAAGAGAAAGAAGGTCTGAAAGGCATTCTTACTGAAAGAGTCGATGCTTATCTTGAGTACGTCGCTGAAGAGTGGATGACCGAGAATGAATTGGCTGTCGATCACGGTCTGAAGACCGAAATGACTGAATCATTCCTTTCTGGAATGAAGGGTCTTTTTGAAGAACATTATGTAACAATCCCTGAAGACAAATATGATGTGCTGGAAAGCATGGTAGAAAAACTTGATGAAATGGAGACCAAGCTCAATGAGCAAATTGACAAGAACATCGATCTGAACAAGCGTCTGGCTGAGTCCACCGCTGATTCGATTCTTGATCAAATTTCTGAAGGCTTAGCGGCCACTCAGAAAGAGAAGCTCGCCTCACTTGCCGAAAGTGTGGAGTTTGAAAGTGAAACCGAATATCGTGAAAAGTTGGAAACCCTGAGGGAGTCATATTTCTCCTCCAAGGCACCATCTCCCAAAGTAGCCCAACAACAGACACTGTCTGAGGGTGTAGATACAACCGAAGCTCCTGTCACAGGAACTATGGACGCATATCTGCGTTCCCTGGGCGCTTTCAAAAAGTGAATTTAAAATTAATTCAAACATTTAACTAATAGGTAAAAGCAATGTTCCAATCTGAACAATTGCAGGAAAAGTGGGCACCACTTCTCGACTATGATGGTCTTGACTCGATCCAAGATTCTCACCGTCGTGCTGTAACCGCAGTCCTGCTCGAAAACCAAGAAAGATTCCTCAAAGAGGAAGCAGCATTCTCATCAGGTATCAACCTGATGGAAACCCCCAACATGAACACCAACAGTGGTGCTAGCGCTGGTTTCTCAGCTGATGCAACCGCCGCTGGTCCTGTTGCTGGTTTCGACCCCGTTCTGATCTCCCTGATCAGACGTGCAATGCCTAACCTGGTCGCTTATGACTTGGCTGGTGTTCAACCAATGAGTGGTCCTACTGGACTCATCTTCGCAATGAGATCCCGTTACGAAGATCAGTCTGGATCTGAGACTTTCTTCGACGAAGTAGATACAGCATTCTCTGGTCAGGACAAAGGATTCGACCTGACCTCGGGTATGACCGACGTTAACGCTGGTCTGGGTACAACATCTCAGTCTGGATCTAACCCATCTGTTCTGAACCCTGTTGGTTCCGCCACCTCTACCGCATATGATGTCGGTCAGGGTATGCGTACCGACGACGCTGAAGCACTTGACGGCACCTCCGGTAATGCCTTCAACCAGATGGCTTTCTCTATCGAGAAAGTTACTGTAACGGCTAAGTCAAGAGCCCTGAAAGCTGAGTACTCACTGGAACTCGCTCAGGACCTCAAGGCTATCCACGGTCTGAACGCTGAAGCCGAATTGGCTAACATCCTCTCAACAGAAA